TTCTAGTACATTTACATTATTAGTACTATTACAACAATTGCATCTAATCCCATAAAATTGATATGTTATAGTTTTCTTTATTTCACTATTTTTTATTAGTTTAATCATTTTCTTTCTCCATCAAATTTTTCTTTAAGTTCTTTTATAGTATAATCTGCTCTAAATTTCCTATATGTCTTGCTTTCCCACTCTTCTAATTTTTTAAAAAGTTCTGGATATTCTTTATATATAACTTTCAGTTCTTTTAAAGATTTTAAAGGACAGCACCAGCAAGAAACCCTATGAAATTTTTTGTATAACCCATTCCAATCAAATCCTTTATTGTAACAATATTCTAGTGCTTCTTTTTCTGTTATACCCCATTCCGCGAGAGGATACTTTATATTTTTGTTTTTATTTTTTTCTAATCTTTTTGGCTCATCTACAGCAATTCCGTGATATTCTAGTATTTCAAAATCTTTGTACTTATCTTTTAAATATTTTTTAATTACTCTTTGCTTAAAATAGTTTGTGCACCAACGATTTCTAAAATCTGGGAATGAATACCCTTTTTGACCTTTATTTTTTCCTTTTTTCTTCTCATAGTCAAGTAACATAAATTCAAAAGTTTCATCTGCTTTTAATTTAGTTATTTTTCTATTTATATAAGTTTCAACTTTTTCTATATGTTCATACATTTCTGAAAACTCTACTCCAGTATCCATAAAAACGATATCATCTACTTGCATTCCTTTTTCTAACATCATTAAAAGCATTGCAGTACTATCTTTCCCACCACTAAAACTAACTATATGTTTAATCATTCCCAATCTCTCCATTTCTCACTTTTTCCCAAAACTCTTTCCACTCTTTAGATTTTAAAACTTCCTTAGCTTCATCAGAAAATAATTACCTAAATCATATCTCTCATTGTCTAAGTCATTTCCATAGTCTTGAG